TTAACTTTTTCATTAGTCATTAATTTTCCCTAAATGTCTTTAAAAAAATCATTAAATTGTTAAGTGTTTCCATCTCAATATAAATTTTCTGCTCACATTCTGATTCTCTATGAGAACCAGTTCTCAGTATCACACCACAACCATCATATTCAGCATAAACAGCATCGCCTAAATAACAGTGATTTTTTCGTTCTTCGTCATTCATTGCATTTTCCCTATATCCAATAATTCTGGCTCATAACCCATATACATAGCCGCAATAGCTAAGCATTCCAGGCAATAAACTCTAACTTTATCGGGATTTGCATCCCTGATTTTTTCTTTCTTCTCACTAAACCAAATTTCACGATCACAATTAGGGCAACTAATTATCGTGCAAGGCGATTGATCATTAGGATGCTCAGGATGCACACAAACTGGAATACATCCGATATACAAATATTTATCCGTATCTAATACCAACGATTGTAATTTATCAGTCATCGTATAAAGCCCCGTTCTTTCAAGTACGCCAAATCACTAGATGATTCAACAATTTGATCAATAGGCTTCAATCTATCTTTATAATCTAACTCTATTTGCATTATTAACCACCTGACTTTTCTACGCAGTATGTATAAAATAAAGTTATTTATAAGCAATACCACCACTAAAATAATATTTAATATTGTGAACCAATTCATTTTTCACTTCCTCTTGTATTAATTATATGACCAGTCCCACATTGATAACATTGGATGACATTTGGGCTTAACACTCTGTAATCATGCTCACAATAGTTATCGATCATAGATTCAATTTTCATCCAAAGATTGTCATATATGGGAAAATCTGGATATGCAACTTCGGTAAGCTTAAAAAGTGTAGTTAGATGTCTAAGTTCTTCTTTCGTGAAGTCATTCATAATCAACCTATTTTTTTATGCATAAACTCTTGAAGCTCTTTCAATGCCCAAAAATAACCATTGTCAAATTGATCAGTTAGGCACGTTTTATGCTTTTCTTTTATTTTTTCATCCAAATATTTATCTAATATTTCGATGATGATATCCGAACTAATTGACATTTATTTTCCTTATATCCAATGCGCTACACGGCCAATAACCCCAAGCAATCCAACAAAGCCACCTATTTGAAATGATAACAACCAAAAAAACCTGGAATCAATTTTTGAATCAATTTTATCAATTTTGTTGTCAATTTTATCGAACCTATCATCAATTTTATCAAACCTTTTTTCTATTCTGATCAAGGTTTCATTAATATGCGATATAGACATCTCAAGTAATGCTACTCGCGTATCAATTTTAGTAGGATAATCCTTAACATTATTTTCTGTGTTTTTATTCATCGTTCCCATTTTAATCCTTATGTTTTTTTATTAACATTTAACGTTAATTATTGCCTTCAATAACTTAGAAACTAATCAACAACTATATCCACGAAAACTGTGGATAACTATTTTTCTTTTGCAAAAAAATCTTCCACTTTTACGTCAATATTATTTTCCTCAGCAATTACTAGTAATTTCTTTATTAATTCAAAACGTGGCTTTCTTCTTCCTGTCTCATATTCCGATAGCATCGGTCTACAAATTTTTAATAATTTACTTAATCCTTCTTGGGTCAATAACATATGTTCTCTAATTTTTTTAATCGGTGAATCCATTTTTAACCCCTTTTAATATTCCACTCCTTATAACTTAATGTTTGATTACTGTCAATTTATTCTGACATTAATAATACAAATGTAATATTTATGTAAGATTTATTTGACATAGCAAAATACGTCTGCTATTATGCATGGGTAACTTAACGAAACATAACAAAACATAACGAGGCAAATCATGACAATCAAATCATTCGAAAGACCGCTTATTGAAATTTCGGATTCCCTGGTATTCAAAAAAGCTAAACTCATTGATAATGAATATAAACTTGATATTCGAGAATTAAACGCAGAAGATAAACTGGCATTCGTATCTAAGATTTTAAATCTCAATAATAACTTAGATATTATTATGCAAGAGTATATTGATGATGCGTGCTCTAACCGTATGTGTGCTGAATCTGACATTTTCGGGAGTTGGTTTGATGACGAGTAACTTAAAAGATTTTATAACCTCAAAACAGCGCATTAAGAGCCTAAATAGGCATAATAATTTTAACTTAATCGTAATTGGTATAATCATTTTTGTAGTCGGGAGTTTGATATCATGAGTAATGCAATTTTAATCTTAGGGGACAGTGGAACGGGCAAATCAACTAGTTTACGTAACCTTGACCCAACCAAAACATTTATCATTAATATCTTAGATAAGCCCTTACCGTTTAGGGGATATAAAACAAATTATACAAAATTATCAGTTGATGGTTTAACGGGCAATTATTACGAAACTGACGACCACGAAAAAATAATGCGCGTTATTAAACTAATTAATACAAAGAGGCCGGAAATTACTAATCTTATTATTGATGATTTTGGCTTTACAATTACTAATACTTTTATGCGCCGCGCTCGTGAAAAAGGCTATGATAAGTTCACTGATATAGGCCGTAATGCCTGGGAATTAATAAACTCATTACGCGGTTTAAGAGAAGATTTAAATTGCATTATTACAATGCATGTTGATATAGATGTTCATGGTAAATGTAAGCCTAAAACTATAGGTAAAATGATTGATCAAACCAACATGATTGAAGGGTCTTTTACTTATGTATTTCAATCTTTAATTGTAGACTATCAATACAAATTCATCACCGCAAATGATGGCCAGCACATGGCAAAAACACCCATGGGATGCTTTGATGAAACGTATGTTGATAATGATCTCAACGAAATACTAAATAAGATTGAACATTATAACTTAGGCGATAACCAAGGAATCCAACATGCAACTATATAAAATAACCAATGAATATGAAAACGTCTTCAATCAAGTAGATGAAAATGGCGAAATAACAACCGATATGATTGAAACATTAGATGCATTACAACAAGATTTTGAAAATAAGGCTGTCTGCGTAGCAACATATATCAAAAACTTAGAGGCCGAGGAAGCGGCCATTACCCAGGCCATGGATGACATGAAGACACGCAAAGCAAGACTGACAAAGCAAGTAGTATCTTTATCAGACTATTTACAATTCAACATGCAAAAGTTGGCAATCAAGGAAATTAAGAGTTCGCCATATTTTAAAATCAGGATTAAACAATGTCCTGCATCCGTTGATATTATCAGCGAGGATTTTATACCCGCTGAATTTTGGCGCGAAAAAGTAACGACCACAATAGATAAGGTAAGATTAAAAGAGGTGCTCAATGAAGGCATTGAGGTTGCCGGTGCTTGTATTACTCGCCGATTAAAACTTGAAATTAAATAACATAACTTAACAATTAAGGATAAAAGATGAAATATACACCATATACCGAAGCACAAATACAAAGCATGAATGTAATGGAACCTGGAATCTATCGCTTTCAGGTTCTAGAAGCCATCATAACTGACCAATACGGCCAACCATTGCGTGATAAGAACGGTACTGATATGGCCAAGCTTAAATTATTAATTTGGGATGCAGAAAACCGTGAGCGCACATTATTCACCTATATTTCTGGCGATGGGAATTTTGCTTATAAGCTACGTCATTTTGCTAAAACGATAGGAATGCTCCAACAATATGAAGATGCCATTTTTGAGATTGATAAAACAATTGGCAAGCAAGGTCACGCAGATATAGTAATCAAACGCGGCACATTAAAAACGGATGGCTCTGGGGAAATGTGGGCTGACAGGAACGATGTTAAAGATTTTGTGCTTACTGCTGATGGTAGCGTTGTAAATCATTCTCACGCTGCACCAGCGTTGCAAGTTGAACAAACGCTCGAAGAAGATATACCATTTTAAAAAGATTACCACCCTTTTAGGGTGGTAAATATTTAAACTAGATAGGTCATAGTGCCAAGCATTGTGACGTTTGAGCCTGTTGTCATTTGAGTTACTGATAATGCTGTTGTTGAGGTACTAGAGCCACTAGCATTTATCGTCAATATAGATTGCGCCGCTGTCCCACGTAGATACATATATGTGGTGCCAGCTGGAAAAGCCGTTGCTTGGTATTGAAGCGTACCAATACAGCTTGCGCCAATTGCAAATGGTAATCCTGTTATTTGAAAACTACCACTGGCTGTAGTAAATGTAGGCGCAAATGCCAGAATAAAAGTTATGTAAACAAGATTTCCAATGCGCGTATAAGTTCCACTTTGGGTCGAATATGAAACACTTAAATCCCCTGGTGTCGCAAAAGTTATTGCGGGTGTCCATGAAAGATTTACTGGCGGAAATATAGTGCTTATTGTTGCTGACCAAGAGGCAGCCGTTGTCCCAGTGATTAAAATACAAGTTATAATTAATGTATTTCCACCAAGTACGGTTGTAATCAAATTCCCACCTGATGAGTTAACAGTAAGTGTTCCCGTAGAACTATTAATAATCTCGAAGCTTTGACCAGCTTTTAATGTTGAAACCACGGGCATAACAACTGTTTGCGTAGTCGCACCAGTAAATTGCTGAATCTGAGTACTTGCAACGGTTAATGTGGTAGTACCTGCCGCGGTTGCAGTGGTTGTGAATCCAGATAAAAAGTTATTTGCAGATAAGTTGCTATTTGCATCCCATCCAGCCCATGCAGATGCTGCTGGCACCGTTGTAACTGACGTGACCCCGGTACCACCATTGGCAATAGAAACTGGCAATGCAATTCCGCTTGTGTTCACTGACCATGATGCCGCCGTTGTACCAGACGTCAATATACATGTAAATAATGCCGCTGTTCCTGGGGCAACCGCTAAGACTGTATTCGCTCCAGATGATTGTACAGTAACTATTCCAGTGGAGTTGTTAACTATACTATAACTCATTCCAAGTACTAAAGTTGAGGTAACAGGCAAAAGTACAGTTTGTGTTGTTACACCAGTAAAAAATTGCTGAAATGTACTTCCGACTAAAAGCGTGGTTGTGCCTGCCGCTGTTGCTGTCGTTGTATAAGCTTGAATATGATTATTCGCCGATAAATTTTTATTTGCATCCCAGGCCGCCAATATACTTGCTGTAGGTGTCGCCGTGATAGCATGGACAGCATACGTATCAACACCTGTTGTATAGATATACTCATTTGCTGCCGTTGTTAAGCCGCCAATTGATAGCAATCCAGGATAAGCGCCAATCAAGTCCTCGATTGTCATTTGTACTTCATCAAAACTACTTGCAGAATTGCCCCCATAAATTATATCAGCGGGAACTGGCGCGGCTTTTGTTGTGAAGGATTTTAATTGAATATTGATAGCCATGATTTTTAAACCTCTTTTGCAATTACAAATGCGTTATTATAAGTTACAACGAAGTTACCAAGATAATCTACTACATGCGCGAAACCCGTGGGTGGTTCCATCTCGTTTTGATTACCCAAAACACAAAAAGGAAATAATATAGTAATTAAATGCGAATAAAAATGCATATCATACCCCTATGGAATGTTAGTTGAACAATATACAATATTAGTTGCGGTTGTGGTTCTAGAAGTTCCATTTACATCGGCTGTACTTAAAATTCTAGTCGCAGCAATCGGATAAATATTATTGCCCTGCGCATTAGGAAAAAACTGTGGCAATCCAGCGGTGTTCATGTAAACAATGTCACCCGTAGCACCCGACACATATAAATAACAACTTGGAAGTGCAAAATTAATGTCAACCGTAGCCAAATCTGAGTAACCGAAAGCAAAGCCCCAACTTATCATGACATACCCTTATTTTGGTCTATATAAATAACATCATACGATATTTCATTAATCAATTCACTCTCTAACGCCAGCGCTAAAGTTTGATAACTTTTAACCCCATGGCTTGACCAGTCGTGTTTCGGATGGTCTTTAAATTTACCCATTTTAACATCAAATTCCTTTTCATAGTTACTAATACAATCAATCAATCGTTGAGTATTTTCTTCATTGAAAGTTGTCATATAAAGTTTTTGGCGTATAGTTTCAATTGCTGTTTTATGAGTACTTGGCCGCTTCACTATATAAGCCATCTCGCCCATTTCCTGTAAATAATCCTGAGTAGTTTTTAAACCATCACCAAAATTTCTATTTGCTCCGTCATGCGGCACATAATGCGCTTTCAATACTAGATTTCTAGCATTACAAAATGCCTTTAATTCCCCAACATAAAAAGCAAGAGCGCGGTTATTATTTTCAATATAGCCAATTACTGTAGGCCAAAGCTTTCCGTTTCTTGATTCAAATTGCGCAATAGTTATTGACGTGCAATCTGATACACCAATATCATAAAAAGCATATGCTGCTTTATTTGGCAAATAATAACCTTTAATAATTCTTTCTGAATCATGAACGGCATTAATAGCAATCGCAAAATATTTGGTTTCCTCATTTACCTGTACATTGCCGTAATACTCTTGTTGAATGAGGTATTCAGGCATTCCGGCACGCCTATCCTCGTCAACATCCGCATCGGTTATGTATGGCTGACCTTCTTCATCAACCAGTGTATTAATACTTTCCTCGCGGCAAAACCAAAGCGGGTCGTCTTGGTTCTTTTTCAACATCCAATAAAAATGATTCATACCGTTGTATGTGGATTGTCCAAATAACCAACCGCCATTCTGCCTAAGCACCGGCATCATGGAATAAAGAACTTTGGGGTCGGAGAATGCCAGCTCACAATAAACGATGCCACGCGGGTTAGTACCACGAAGCTTTTCGGGGTCAATATCACAACCAACAACCCAAATTAAGCTGCCGTTGGTTAAATGAATCGTCATGTCTGCATCATTAGATTTGCGAGCCATAAGGCGTTTAGGAATCATATCTAAAAACTTGATACTTTTACCTGTCCCCAAATCTAACATTGCCCCTTCCCACAAAATTTTGCGAGCACGAACGTTTGTAGGGTAAACCATCAAATACATGCCTGGGTCACTAATCGCAAAATCTAAAACTAGATTCCAGGTTGTAACCTCTTTACCCGCACGCCTAGGCCATTCCGCTAATATTCTCTTAGATTCCTTATTGAGCAAAACGTCTCTAACTTCACGCTGATATGGTCTAAAATTAATAACCGGAATGCGCACGCTATAACCATCACCCCAATTAACGTGTAAATTGTTTAAATCATCACGCGTTAATTCATAGGTACTTAATGATTGCTTGTGATAAGCGCCCAAAGCCTTATCACGCAAGGCTTTGGCTTCTTGTAATAGACTCATATTGTTAAATCTTAATTATTTTAAGTACTAATGCTGTGGGCTGCACGATAGTAAATGGTGTCGGGGTTGCTGAGCCTGCCGTCTGGGTTGAAAACGCTCCGCCAACACCAGATAAATAGCTTGTCCCACCACCTGACGATGAAAACGTAACCGGCGTACCTGTCTGTCCAGTTAATGCATGTGTATGACCAATTAATTCTGACGCTTGCATTGTGTGCGTGTTTAATCCACCCACTGTACCCACGACATTTGTACCACTGAATAATGTACCATTTGCACCAGCGGTAACGCGTTCTACTAAATTAGGCACGTTAAATGTTGTTGTGCCATTACCTGCACCCCAAAGTACTCCAATTGCTGCAAATAGGTTTGCATAAGTTGTTCGCGAAACCGCACTACCATCACATAATAAAAAACCTGATGGTATTGTTGTCCCACCAAAATCAATTATACATCCTGTAGGGAATGGCGCCACAACCGCACTTGTGAGTAATGTTAACTGCGCTTCCACGGTTGTGGGGTTTAAATTGACCGAATCATAATAGCCAACTAATCCAGCGCCATTTGTTACCGGTTGCTCATTTGCCAGCTCTGAGCGCAAGGTCGAAACATCCGCGGGCTGCTCTAATGTTGCAGCGATTACCCCGCCTAATGCACCAAACCATACTTGACCTGGCTGCAATATAGGAATTTGCACATTAGCATTCAGGGTGTCATCGGGAAAATATGAATTAACAATGTAAGATATGTTTCTATCAAAAGCATATGATTTATTTTGCTGAGCAATAAGCAGTAGCTTATCAAGTACAGCATCTAATGTAATACCTGAAAAATTTTGCGCATTAGAGAATTCCGCATCTAAAGACGCTGAAACATCTCTAACAATAGTAACCGCATACCCTGATGGTGGAATAAATCCAGGTTGAAACCTTATTATGCCGCCTGTAATTGGGTCAAGATTTGGTATGTATATATAATCAACATTCCAGACTTTAATATCATTTGTTGGGTTGGGGGCAGCCGTGGCTAATTGCGAGTAAACATCAATATCGGGCGTTCCATCAAATTCAATCGGTGTAAAAAACGGTACAATATAATCTGTGGCTATACCATCGGCCAAGTATTGAACAACCGTATTTTGCTGGGGTAAATTTGCCATGATATATCCTTAAAATAATGTATGTTGACCAGGTTCAACATAAGGTTTGTTACCCAAAAATGAATCAACGTATTTTGATATCACGGGTACTGTACTTATTGGATTCGCAACATTCGCAAATTCCCTTGCTGCATTTTTAGCGCCTTTTAAGTCACCTGTTGTTAATGCGAATGCTGTTTTAAGAGGGTCATATAGAAACTTCCAGGTTGGCGTACCAAATAATGCGCCAGCTGCTGACTTTGATGCATTCTTATCACCCAATATTGAACCAAATACTCCAAGTCCACCACCCAATAGTTTCGCAAAATATTTTGCTCTTTCCCCCGCGCTCATATTTGCGGGGTTTGGTGGTGTTAATCCATTACTTACTGCAATTACAGCCTCGGATAATGTCGCAAGCATAATAGTACCCAGGCATTGATTCAAGGCAAACATCATCTTGCCCTGATAGCTATCAAAATCCTGCATCCCACCAACCCAAACACGTCTAAAATATTGAGCAGGGTATGCTTTGAACTGTGCAAACATACGCCATATCTCGCCGCCAATATGCCCAGGTCTAAAATTGCCTGTAGTTATCATGTTGGTATAACCTGTTGGGTTCAAAACTGAAAACTCTTGTGCTGTATCAAACATTGCGAATACTTTTCTGTATAATGTTGAACCATACTCAGACAAAGGTACGACTTGATCTGTATCTTTCCATAATTCGCGTATCTCGCTTTCAGTCATATTTGTAACGTTGTCTGTAGAAAATAATCTATTATCAGTCTTGGAACGCAACGCATCCCATTCAGCCTCACCAATATTGAACCTTTTCAAATAAGCTTGTTGCTGATGGTCTAGCGCATTGAATGCTTTACTAGATTGCTTTCCATAAACTTTCATAATCGGTTCCATTGCACTTAGCTTGTTCCCTCTATCTAGCGCATGCAATCCCATGCGATGGAAAAATTTATTAGATAATTTATTTACTGTATCACCCATTCCGCTTAAATCAGAAAATCTGGATATTGTGCCACTGTGAACGTTAATTGAAGATGACATTATTCTGGACAATGCAATCCTGCTTTCGCTACTAGGAAGTTTATCAAACATATTAACTATTGCATTAACATACGGTGACCAATAACCCGCACCAGCACGTTGTGCGAATCCGGCAATGTTTGCCGTATCTGAAATACTTAAAAGTGCAATTTTACCTAAACGTGCAACGGATGTTATGGAACGAATGCTAGCGCTAATGTTAGCAATCTTAGGATTCATCACACCTTTAGTTGATCCTAACAGGTTATTAAATAATGCATCACTAGTTTGATGTTCAAGGCCATTTTTAAGCGTATTACCCTCCGCTCCTTGTTTCGCAACTTGAGCATGACGCATTTCCAACCACATGCTTTGCGGAGCGCTTCCCAGGATTTCAGATAGTCCAACTTGTTGACCGGATGTTCGAATATCACTATGCCACGCTTCAATCAATGAGCCTTGGCCATATTCATTATTAGAAATTCCCCAGCTTTTCCAGTCTTTATACTTGTAAAACATATGGCGACCGCGTTCTATAGCCTGACTATCCCTTGCAACGGCTGCTCTTGTAAATAATGGCCCATTCCCCTGGATGATGTTATCGAAGGTGTTACCTATCATTTCATTTACAATTGCGTCATCTAGTGAACCATCTATTTTCATAGCCCTAGTATTTCTAAACGTTGCCTCAACATCAATTCTAGATTTGTGTAATTCTATCCAGGATTCACGACCAATTTTTCTTATTTTGGATTGATCGTACATATTGCGAAAAAATCTTTCTTCACTCATTGCTGATGGTTGCATGGCATCGGATTTAATTAACATAGCATTTCGCGGGTCAATGTAATCTCTTAATGATTCACCTATTTGCATTACCATTTTATTTTCATGCGTTCCACCATCGGCAACCGCAAAAATAGCATCATCAAAAGTTTTTTCTTCTAACATATCCAAATGTTCTTTAGACATTTTATTGAATGCTTGAGTTGTTAAAAGTTGCCTCGCAGCATTTGACGCCGTTTCAACATTATAATCTGTGTTCATGCGCGTTTTTTCCAAGAATGCTCTTGGGGTAATATAGGTGTCTTTCTTAGTCTTAATAGTATCCATCTTGGTTTTAATGGTATCCCACTTGCCAATATTTCTCGCTGACCTAGCTGAATCATCTAATAAAATTTCTAAATGAGTTTTATTGATTTCTTTGATAGCGGCATTTCTAGCAAATGGAATTCCCTGGGCTTGCAATTCTCGTGCTCGACTATTAACTTGTTTTATATAGCCTTCCAGTTCTTCACCGGTAAATAAATTAAGTGCCATTCTAGCCGTATCAACACATTCACTTCTGCTTTTAGTCATTATTCACCCAGTGCGCATGTTATTAACTCTGCAAGAGCCTTTTCATTTTCAGTAAATTGTTTGTAGCGCCTTACGCTTTCTTCAAAATGCACCGCAGCTTCTTTGTATTCCGATGTCGTGACTTTCTGTACTGAGGCTTCATTATATAAAACATCTGGCTTCATCGATTCATTCAATGCCGCTTTTTGTTCTGCTACAACGTCTTGATATTTGATTCCAGTTGATTCAAATTCTCTAGCGCCTGGTACAGATTTTTCAATCCTTGTAGATAGATATCTTTTAACATTATCAGGGTTAGCAAGCAGCGCAGAATTAGAATCAACCATATCCATAAATTTCTTAAGAACCGCATTAAGCCCTTGCTGTTTAACATTGATTGCCTCCATATGGATTCTATCAAGCAAAACTTTTGCATTCGGCCAGACTTGTGATAAGTCCTCTAATCTATGATATGCGCTTCTATTTTTGAAATCACCTATTAACTTGCCTTCCGGTAATAATGTATCTTTTATATGCAATAACTCATCTGCTGGATGCATAAGTTTAATAGCTTTTAACATCTCTTTGAGAACTAGGTGCTCGCCTTTATCAAACATTCTTTGATATTTGGTTGTTTTCTTAGTCTCAATTAATTTAATCTGATGCGCTAAATTTAACTTTAATGCTACCTCTTTTGGTACATGATGAGGTATTTCACTACGCCTAACAGCTTTACCATTAGGCTTTTGTTCTTGAAACTTCTTCAAGTTTTGATAAATATTATTTTGTGACAATATCTGTCTTTTAAGTAAACCTTCCGGTAATTTTCGGCTTAATGCATAATCAAATTCTTTTAAAGCCTGACTATGCGCTTCAATCTTTAATCCTAAATTATGTGTCATGCCATTTATAGCATGGATTAAATTTGGATTTTCACGCATATTTGCTATGTAACCATCCAGTTCGTTGTGAATGACATAGCTAGATAGCAATTGATTTTCTTCTTCACTGAATCCGGTAATATGTTGATCGAACATTGCGCTTTGAACGTTCTTGACGCCCTCAGGGCTTAATACCTGATTCCAAACCCTACCTGTAACGCGGTCATAGGGTATCTGTAAATCTTGTAGTATCTTTAATCCACGCTCATGAATATTTCTTTCATTGTTTTGCGTTATTTTATTAAATTCTTCTTTTGTTCCACCAAATGAATAATGTTCATTAAAAGTATTTTCATCATGCGTTTCAAAATGTTTTGTTAATTCTTCTGGTGAAATATAAACTTTTGAAATTATATGTCCTTCCTTTTTTGCATATGATTTTGCCTGCTTTAAATTTTTTGTCCACCATATACCATGTTCCTCATTCTTATGATGTCCTCTATATAATGTGATTTTTTTAATATTGTCATTAGGATTTTCCAAGTAATCAAGATACCAACTGTGCATTTCATGTGTTATAAATCCTTCGTCTTCGGCTTGTTGTAAATGATTTTGAAGTTCAGAAACTTTGGCTTCTCGTGCTGCTGTCTCGCCTTCTTTAATCTGATTCTCTTTTAATACTGCTTCGTGCTCAGCATGCAAGCGAGTTAATTCTGCCTCTGCTGCTCGGCCTGTTGCTGCGGCATTTCTACGGCTTATAACTCCACCAATACCTTTGTATGCTATATACCCAGCGGCCAGTGGCGCACCACCTAACAAGAAACCGTAATTATCTGAACCCCAATCTTGAATAGCGTGGCTTACATCTAGAGAATTTTCTACAGCATTATAATGTTCTGCAAAGTGCTCAGGAATCACAAACCCTTTATATGCTGTATATGCCTCGGTTGCACCTGCTGCTATTGCTCCTATACTGGCATTTGGCACAAAGTGGCTTACAGCTTCCGGTACTAATTTGCTAATAGGAACCTGGGTTGACAGGTATCTTGCTAATGCATGTTCGCTTGCGATATCTAATGCCAATTCTCTCGCACCAAATCCTATAACACCAGCCACACCCGCACCAATAGCGCCGCCGGCAAATGCCAATGGTGCTGTTGGTAATAGTCCGCCTACGATACCACTTATTGTATTGACTGTTTGCTGGCCAAATCCTTGTCTAGGGTCGTTCAATGTTTCATTGATAGTCGCTAAACGTTCGGCTCCTTCACGCCTAGTCTTTTCACTAGATAATCCTGGAAAAACATAGTCTGCGAGTTGCTGTACCTGCTCAATGGGTTTGCTAAATGCAGCACTTGCTGTCTGACCATAGCCAGGCTTAGGCGCTATATCATCAACTCGTGCTACTTGACGCTCACCGCCTAACATTATTTTTCATCCCATTTATTTGATTTTCCTAGCCAGCCCATTCGCTCATGCAATTGCTTGTCGTACTTATTGGCCTCTTTCTTAGTTTTGAATATACCCATATGCTCGCCAGTCTTTTTATAATGCTGGAATGCTTCTTTTCCTGAAACTCGTTTACCATTTATAATAGTGGGCAATAAAACTGTTTTACCATTTTCATCCCCTTTTTCATCGATTCCAAAAGTGCTCGTTGATACCGTGCTGTACTCGCCTTTTTCATTCCAAACTTTCGGCCTATCCTCTAGCTTAATATTGCCTTCGGTAATAGGGCGTACAATCTCAGGCTTACCACGCAAGAACCTTCTATCCTCTTGCTTCAAAAGTAAATCAGGTCGTCTTGACAGGAATGGATTTGTTTTCACCGTTCCCGCTGCCTCACCTTCTTGATAAATATTCGTATCATGTTCAGCCTTGCGCCAAACTGACTCGGTAAATAATTCATTAAACGCTGGCTGACCATGCGAATTAGGAATTGCTTGGCCATTTGGATAAATAACGGTAATACGCCCACCTGGCGAACTAACTAACCTTGGTGGAGTTTGTGCAAATATTGCATCAACTTCCGATGGACTTCTATATTCTAATAATTTTTCTCTAGTTTCATTTAAAGCGTGAGATGCCAAAACTTGTATTTGATTATCGTCAAGTGGCACGCTATTTGCATCTATCACATAATTAAATCCAGATTTTACCGGATAAGCTTTATCCATATTGTTTTGATAGGTTTTAAGATAATCATCTAAATGCTCAAACCCATAATCGTTATGGTCTGCTGCTACCTTCTTAATATACCTTAATGCTTGGTCTGTTTTAGCTGATATAAGATTGCCGCCATTAGGCTGCTGGCTTAAGTAATTATTAATAGATGTTAATGCCGGACTGATTCTAGCTATCAATTTCTTATCGGAATATCCTTCTTTACTAGTATCTAATTGCAAAAACTTTTGCTGACTATCTTTTTTATCACCCTTCGCACCAAGCGCATCAACTTGTTGCGAGGCAAATAAATCAACCATGAATCCAGCATCGGCTTTGCCTTCAAGATTTCCTATTTCATAAACGGTTAAAGCTTTTCGTGGATTATCTTGAAAGGCATTCATCGCATAAACGCGATTTTTAGGATTAAGCGTCAATATATTATTAATCGCACTATTGATATCGCCGTCTTTATTAAACGCATTCACAATAGGACTTAAAAGCTGTATAGGAATTGGTTGGCGTAAATAATCTGGGTAATGCATGCCAATTCCTAATGCATCAGATTTGCTAATAAGATTATTTAAATTATCGTTTGACCTGATATGCTTTTGATTCGCAACTTGCGCCTCCGTACCGAAAGGAACGTCTTTATCAATTGCCGTTTGGGTCTGCGCAAAGTCTTGATACATTCTTGCGCCTTCGGGTGTTCCTGCAATAAAGTTTTGATAATGCCCAGGTTGTTTCGCGTCATTAATGAAATTATTCAACCTGTTTTTGTAACCTTCCTCTATAGAACTACGCTTTTCTTTCTTTTTTAGTACCTCAAGTTTGTGATTTAATTGCACCCATGACATACCACTATTGATATCACCTGTAGATTTTGCCGCACCCATGCCATAATTTAAAACGTGGTCTAAATCTGAAATCTTTTTAATAGATACCAGATCACGTGGTGTTACTCTCTCACCATTTGCAATTTTTGATTGAATATCATTTAACGTTAATTGCCCAAAGTGGTGGTCGGTATTCATTGCTGTACCGTGATCCATTGGCAAATGAGCATTGCTCATGCCAATTTGACCTGGATCTGTTGCATGATACGCACTTAAATCCGATGCCGTTAAAATATTTTCTTTTAACCCTGCCACCAACTCATGTGCCATATCTATTTCAGCTGCAAATTGCTTATGTAAATTTGCACCTTCAACGGCTGTAATAATTCCTGCGCTTACTTGCCCTTGAATAGCTTCATATTGTGCATTAATTAATGCATCAGCTTGTTCAGGATTATTATGAATATCATTTCTAATCGAGCGCAATGTATCGCCCATTGAAGAAAGAGCGGCATATTTTGCACGCTCTCTAGATAGTGATATAGATTTTTCTGCCGCGGTTAAACTCAATCCTCTAATAGTACTATCTGACATATCTTTGAGTAAGCGCCTATCACCGCTATTTAACCTAGCGTCGCGCTGAATTTTTGCTGTTGTCTGCTCTGCATTCTTTGCTATTGCCTCGGCATTACCCGGATTTTTAAATATCTCAATCTTACTTTGTGCTTCAACATCTTGTAGCATTCCATGGGTTTGCAATAGGTTTGCTTTTGACGCTTCACTAGCGTATTCAGTAGCCTTGACCGCAGTTCTATCAGCTATTTGGCCAAATGCTTGAGCCATATTATTATAACCCGTAGCCGCTGACTTACTCGCAGGTGGATTAATGACTGGATTAGTTTCTTTATTTTGTACAATTTCTGATGCCATTATATATCCTCAACCTGGGGCAATTTACTCGTTCCACCAGTCGGTAGTTTTGTTCCGAAACCTGCTAAATTCAGCGCTAGGTTTGATACGTCACCGAATAATTGCGCATGTAATGTGTTTTTCACATTTTTCTTTTCAATATTGATTCCCTGCTGAGACAATGATTCCTCTGTTTCTAAATTAGATGCCTTACGACCACCAATATTTACTGTCTCTCGCTGAATGGCATTAAAGCTGGGCGAATCAAATGCAACTCCTCGGACAGCCATTTGCGCAGCCTGACGGCTCAGCATTTTATCAGTAATATCTAAATTCTGGAGCGTCTTTTGTTGATATTGTAACGCAGACAATTGTGATTGCTGATTAAGCGCGGATAGATTTGCTTGCTCTGCCTCTTTTTCAGCGCTCATCTTACCAATTGTTGCACCTGTTGATATTGCAGCCAGTGCAAAACCTGCGACTTCTAATCCCATGATTGCCTCATTATTAAATAACTGCCATATCTATTTGATACCCAATTGATAGAATTTGTAAATCAAATGGTGACGATTGTGTGATTACAATTGAATCTCCGTCAAACCTACTATACCCAGAAACTGGCGAAAAAATTGCTGTATCCGTTTTCGGAATCAATGGCAATCCTAATTGAATATCATGGAAATTTTGATATTGAACCAAAACACCATTGATTTGGAAATTCAGCGACTGATAATAGTCAATGTAAATCCTCGAAACTTGCTTTTCAAACGGCGCACTCGTTGCGCTGTAATACGGGTACATTGGTATCATCTCAACATCATATAATATCCCAATTTGTACAATATCAACTATTTCATCAGGATTATTTACTGTTATCTCGCCATTTACAACTGTGTATTTTCCATAATCCTGTGCTTGATAAATTACCTGTACCAAATAACCATCCAGCCTATCTAAGCCAGTAATCTTTCCATTTGAACTCATTAAATAAGATTGCTGGCTATCAACAAATACCCCTCTTTCTAATCGTTCAATTGTAAACTGCTGAGTAAGCGCATAATATTTCAATATATAAACAAAATTATCTACACTAACAATATCAATTAACTGCACGTTTTCTTGAAAAACTATAGGGGTTAACGCGGCTAGCTTAACCTCTGTAGCAAACTGAAAGGCTGTTAACGTATTGTCTGTATTTTGCAGATAAATAAAGTTGTCTTGTGATAAATCATTACCACGCAATAAGGCTCTATTGTTAGGATTTTTCATCAAATGCTGACTTTGCGGTGCTACATTTGTCGCTGCATACGCAAGCCCTACACCTGTGAAGTGGAAATTAATCGCCGCTTTCCCAGTCTTTTGTACAAAATATGAATCATTCAAATACGTTTGAGGCTTTAATATCGTTGATGAACCATAGGATGATTGCTGACGCACTGAAAATGTACTTGGAGTTAATCCTATTTCTTCATTCTGCGGACAGGCAAATTCATAATTTGAACAATATATTTCCAGTTGCTTACCACCATTTAACCATTCAATCGCACCAGTATTAGTTTGTCCAATGGTGAATATAATTGCATCGGTATCTTTTCCAGTTCCTACGTCAAATGAAATCGGCTGATTAAGCTTGGAACCAAATACAGTATTTCTTAATAATGCAGTTCGTGCAAACCAAAGTCTATTTTGAAAATATAAGCATTTTGCTGGATATCCTAAATCAAAAGGATTTCCTAAGGTTCTTACCCATGCTACTTGTCGAATAGAATATTGACTTCCTACCGTTGAAGCACCTGCGGCCGTAGTTAAAAACGGAATCTGCACAAGTACTGTAAATGTAACAGTCGTTGTTCCTTGTATGACTGTTTGAATTATTCCATAACCAATTGGTGATAGTGTAGTTGTTCCACCACCAATAATTTGACCGCCTAACCATGCCGCCGTGAATACTGGTATACCTGGCCCAAATGGCATATTTGTAAACGTAAATGTCGTTATTGAACCACTTAATCCCGTGCCAGTAATAGCTACAGTCGTATTGTTATAATTAATCTGGTTGAAATCAAATGCAGGTAATGGGTAGATATCAAGATATTCAAATGCAAAATGCAAAGGTGAATAGCTATCAATAAAAATCCTGCCTGGTGGGTAATTCGGGGATGTTAAAATAAGTGAATCATTATCTTCGGTGTAATCTATGTCAAATAAATCAGCTGCATTATAATCAACTGGTATGGCTTGAACAAAACCGACTGTTGCATCATTGTAAACCACCTGGTTCCCCAGATAATCTACGACCAATAAAGCTTGGTAATCAATTACGTTCGCCAGCCCACTTGGTACTGAAAAAACATAAAAAAACTTGTCGCCGCCCATTACAATGTAGTACGTGCCATTTTTATCTATGAACTCATACATTGTAGAACTTAAAACAGCTTGGTCTGTTGCATTAATTTTAAATGACGTGCCTTTGCGCTTTCTCGATAATCCGGTTGTACCAACTTCACAATTTAAAAGGCTTTGGGCTGCGGTTAAATATTCAGGGATATCTGTTCGTTTCCATGTGACCTCGTCTGCTTCACCTGCTAAAAACGAAGTCTGTCTTACCATCTCACCCATAAAAAACACCTTCAAAATTTGTACACTTCAACTAATGCATCGTTTTAGTAATAGTATACTTTAATTAATATAGCGTATTAGTGCTAAACATAGGTAATACGGTTGAAATCGTTGTAAGGAGTTGCAAATACCGGCCTCTCCATATCATCCTGAATAATCGCTTTGGCAATCATTTTCTCATATTCTTTTTCTAGATATGCTGTCAACTGAACATTATTTGTTAATGTTGGCGATAATTTTGCAGCCGCATACAATACTAATGCTCTAGCGAATAATGGTGTGTAAACCTCTGGTACTGCTTGGTTCACTATATAGTAATATCCTACAGGCTTAACCTGGGCTAACAATAAACCATCCGCAAATTGATAAATAGGCCATTGCGAACTCGTGTCTTGCCACTTAAAAAAATGCCCAAAATCACCCGGTAATTGATATGTGTAGCTATAATCCGGTGAAAAATTGGTCGTTAATGGCGTGTTATCAAATATGTACTTAACTAAAAATGTCCAATTATAGACAAGGTATAATTCTGGCTCTAGTTCTAATATTTTAGCACTTGCTGTTTGTGCATCTGGACTTTCAGCAATTGCAGCTACTGATAACCTACCTAACTCAGATAGTGTTCGATTAACTAATTGCAAATGAGTTGGCATTTAATCACCTTGAAAAAATAGGGGTATTGCTACCCCTATTCGTTAGATTACTTCAAACCCAAATATCAATGTACCGTTTAAAGCTGTACCGGCAACATTGTTATTATACAGTGATAGCGTTGCTGAACCTGAGCCTGGGATTGCTCGAAGTTCAATACCGCGCGTTGTATTTGTTCCGCCCATCAACGTTAATACAATAATCGAAGTTGAGGCGATTCTTGAGTTAGTTAAGGTAAACGCATACGCTGCGGCCGCTGCCGTGGTTAATGCCTCGGTTGTAATAACACCAGACTGTTTATTGATAGTTGCAGCACCCGCTGTACTAGTTGCGGTACCACGGTCTAGCAAAATTGAACCAGTCATTTGACCGCCGGCTAAAGGCAATCCACCAAGATTTGCTAATGAAGTACTTGTGCTAGCAACATCTGATAAATTATTAGCAGATATCAGCGAATTTGATGCATCAGTAGTTTCATTTTGCGGGGTTGCTTGGTAATCAAGTACCGAAACGCCAGGATCTGCACTCGATAAGATAGTCAATGTGCTAGCACTTGCTGTCACTTTTTGAATATTTACTGCGGTTACTGATGACGCCCAGTTAGCTACAACATCACTTGTCGCGCTTATGCTCGCATCCGTAATAGTAGTTGTTGCACTACCGCCCGCATTAGAGTAAGAGGTCGCATATAATCCCAGGTTAGTTAATGCTGTTGATGCAACTGTCGCTACATAACTAAACACGGACAAACCTGGATTACTACTGCACAATATTGTTAATACTCCAGCCGTTGCAGTTACTTTTTGAATTATGACTGCATTTGCTGAGCTAACAATATTCGCATCAACTATCATTGCCGCTGTGATTGCCGCATCGGTAATAGTAACTGTAGCGGAGCCGCCAGCGTTGCTATATCGAGCTGCATGTACGCCTATGCTCTCTAATTGAGCAGATGGTGTAAATGCAAGATAAGTTAATGTTGACGCGCCTGGATCACCGGATGATAATACAGTCAATGTACCGACACCTGGAGTAACCTTATTGATTGAAACTGCATTTGCACTTGCTTGCCACGCAGCTAATACAACCATATTTGGATTGATTTGAGAATCGGTAATAGTGGTTGTTGCTGAACCGCCTGCATTTATATATCGGGTTGAACGCAATCCGTATGCACCAATGCCAGTGACTGTTGATGATGATTGAATCATATTCCAGTTTTCTGCTGATGGATCATAACTTACTGTAAACGTTCCTCTCAATGCTGATTCCCCTGTATCAAGCGGAAATACACTTGCATCCAGGTAATTAACATAGATAATGTCGTTCGATTTAACTTTTTTCTGAATATCATTAAGATATCCCGCTGCTAATATCGTAGCCAATGCATCAACCGTACTCGCTACAAAAATATTTGGAGCAGTACTAGTATTGCCTTCGGTCACAAGCGCCAGCGTTTCAAAATTTGACATGGGTTGCTCTCCTTATCTTATGCGTTGGCAGCGTATGGGTTGTTAGTTTCAATTAATGCAATACCGTTGTACTGAATCACATTTGCACCGGATGTTATAACAGTCAATAATTCCCAACGGTCATTTTGCGGTACCCAGGTAATCGAGGTTGAAACATCACGGTTAAAAATCTGCACCATCGAATCCATGTGTACAAGCGGAGTTAGATAGGTATCGATTCCTGCTGCACTAGTGAATGGGATTGTATTGATACCATTTGCGCCCAGGGTTCTAATATCAACACCAAGGTAACTAGACAATTTATTATCAACCAAAGGTCGAACGTCATTGTAAAATATATTTACAACTCGATCGTCATTCAACATTGATTGTTTAGTGATTGCAGGCAGCCATAGAGAGCAAGAATGTTCCATGACATTAACACCTTGGTTTTCCAAGTAAGATAATGCTTGAGCCATTTTTGCTTCATTCATACCGGTATTCACACCAACAGTAACAGGCACACTAAATATTGTGCTAAATCCTGCTGAGGTAAACAATGCATTAATTTTTATGTAATCCACCATACGCGCTGCCGCCAATGCATGTAATTTTGCATGGTCTACGATTTTATCGTACGCAAATAATGTCTTTTCACCACCGCCAATAACAGTTTTCAGCGCATAGTTATAAGGCACAATCATTACGTTTGTGGGATTTACTGGAGTAATAGGGATATCTACAGGCGCAAAGGTCTGTGATTGCATTTCGATAATATCAGAAACAGGAACATTGGTTGCTTCACCAGTAGTTCCGTGACGTTCTTCAATAGTGTCTGCCAGATACTGGCTATTTTGGTATTTTATTGTGACTTCGGTATCAAATAATTGTGACGCCGTTGCCAGATCGATTTGATCGGCCATGATTGCGAACCCCAATAGTATTTATAAATACACGCTATGCGTGTGCCTATCCATAACTATTGGGTTGCGGAGTATTCCGGCCAATATTAAGACTGATTTCAAAACGAAAGGTTGCCATTCGGGCTTCCGTTCTGTAATGTCTATATTTTATGCCTCAAAGTCTGATATTGTCAAATATGAAAGATGTTACAAAAATGCGGTTGCATGTTTTGCGCGAATTAAAAGATATTCGCAGGTTTTTTGATATGATGGAAAAAGGAGTAAAATCGCGTGATACAACTAGAGTGCAGCGTGCTTATTTTTTTATTAGTACTCTTGCTTATCATATGGATGAAGGGGATTTGACGCCTTTATCTATCGAGCTTCAAGAAGCTCTAACGCTTGATTATGAAAATGACAATCAGATGGCTTCGAACCATCTTGACAAACCTGGTAATGACTTTCCAGTGTCGGGTTAAAAGTCAATAATATACCCTGCGTTTCCCACACGCCGTGATTGTCATAATAGGCGACAAGTGTAACCATTTCAGGTTAGGAAAGTTTTCAGCGCAACTCATGCCCAGGTCTCGCACTTTCATAATATAGCTCAGGGCTTAAAAGTTTTATATCCGCTCAGGACTCACTTGTCATAATCTTGGTTTTCTATAATTACATTTCGTGCATCTTTGAATATCAATGTCTGCAAATAATTTAATTTTCTCATATTGATGATGACAAACATCTTCAATTTTCAATCCGCATCTTTCAGCAAGTCTTTTGTCTTGCCAGTATTCAATCATTCGTTTAAGCCAATTCATAACTACGCTTTAATCCCTGTCAATAATTCTAGTCTCGATAATCTTTCATATATTGTATTCATCATATCTCTGTGAATTATATTTTGTACTTCATTACCGAACAACCCAATCTCTGGTTTTTTTATTTGTTTTGATATCTCTTGGTTTTTATTTATCTCCAACCAAGGTTTGAAACTATCTGCTATTTTAAATAATTCTTTAAATAAATTTTCCAGTGATTCCGATGCTGTATGAAACTTTATATTATTTACTAACAATGCATCTGCTTCATACTGCATTGTATCTCGATTATGTCTAACTTCTATTTTCATAATTTTATATTCCTGATATCTATATAAATCAATTATCAGTTGATGTCATTTGATATCAGCTGATATCTAAACAACCACATCCAATTTGTACTGTTGGACATTGGCAATTAAAACAAACTGCCACTAATTTACCGCTTTCGTCTTCGCATAAAATAAATACCTCTGATTCACATTCACCACAAGTATATTGTGGTAATTTTCGAGGTAACGAAATAACGTTATTCATCATTTACCTCACTATATGCCGCATCCATTCAATGAGATTACCCCAAACTTCATCAATTGGGGTTTCGCGAATAAATGTCAAACCACCTAAATTTTCGCTACCTTTATACACAGTAAATAAATACATTGCATTTATGACGTCGAACTTGATATCTAACTTGTAACTAGGATAGTTTAATTTGAATCTTGATTTAATGCCTGTAACTGGTGCTTGCATATCCATTTTATTCTCGATTTATTCGTGATTTATTCTTCTTTATTCTTGAAATACTGGCTTTGTTACTGAATAAATATAATGATAATTATGCAATAACACACCTTGTGTATTGCTTTCGTTAACATCGTGCAAACCAATATAACAAGTAAACGTATGTATACCTCCTGTCTGTCGGTCTCTTTTTTCTATGAGCGCTAAAGCAACTGCTTTTTCTGCCCAATGGTCATCTTTAGTTTTGTGTTCAATCCAAATATTTTCACATGGAATGATTTGGATAATTCTTGGATAATTAACAGGTCTCATTATTCACCTGCATGAGCTAGTTGTGCTGACAATGCAATATAATGTCGCTGTGCTTCAACCCTAGCTTTACCTCTGGATTTTGTCATAACTTCACGAGCTTTTATAATGTCTTGATGCGTAACATTGTTATAATTACTAGAACTAACTCGACCAACACCAGGCGTACTTGAGTTTAAAGCCGCTGTCCGCTGAGCCATGATTGCCTCGCGCACCTCTTTGTTCTTGATGGCTTCTTTCATTAATGCTTCACCAGCTTTTTCAGGATATGTTTTGCTGATAAAGTCTTGCATTAAATTAAGGTTATCTGCTCCAATCTCTTTTTTTGAGTTCTCAAACGCATCCATCTTTGAACGTGCACTATCATTTTGCTTCAATGTTAATTTTTCAAACTGTGCTTGATTCAATCCACTTTCTTTTGCTGCTTGCTTGAGCTGAGCAACATCATTATCGTGCAGTGAGACGTTTGCGGGAACCTGATAGTCATCAGGAACCGTTGTTGCCTGAGTATATTTGCTCTTGATATCTTCATTCTCTTGATAAACTTTCGCAGCATTGTTGTATCCTGCCTCTAGTTCTTCAACTGTTTTAAACTTACCTGCATATAACTTGTCTTGTGTTCCGTCTGTCATTCTTTTAGTTCCTCTAATTGCCTAATCATTGCATCTATTGCTTCGTTTTTTGTGTGAAACATACCATTTGACATATAACTTTTAGTACTATTGTACTTAGCATTAAACCCTTCTACATTTTCTACAAGCTGATATTTCATTAATTTAAAATCTATTGTAAAAGTAATCTCACCATCTTTAAATTCAGACATTGTTTGTAGTCCTATTATTCCATTTTTCTATACAAATTTTCGCATCTTCAATTACTGATTGTCCTATATTACATTCGCTACAATATATGAAGCCCATGCTTATCTGGTCGTTATCCTCACCAATACTGTCATACGCCCTACACATAAATATTGGTAATGCACCACAAAATGGACAATCTTTTATTTCAAAATCTTCAACTTTAACAATACCCGTTATTTTATCAAATTCAGTTATTGCCGCCATATTATACGGCATCTTGACTCGCTGTATTTTGTTTATGAATCAAGTTTTGAACCTTCTCAATTGTTGACTTAATACCGCGCAATACCGAACGTCTGCCATCGTAGAATCCCAGCACGCCTTCGGTCATTGCTTCCTCACCAGGTTCTTCCCAAAATAATTCATCAGTCATCGTAGTAAAACATTCTCGACCTAAATCACTAGTAAATAACTGATAGATTTTGAATTCCTTAGGTGATATTAATTTGGCTTCCATTAGTTCCTGTATCATATAGTAACACCCTGCTCCTTAGGAAACTGTACAGCGCCCGCAGTTGTTGACGGTTGCGCACCAGTTGCTGCTTGTTGTTGCGCAGCACCTTCCGCAAGTGTTTTCTTCATCTGATCATCGGATGCCGATAGTTTTGCGGGCAAGTTAAGCTTGTCCATGATAAACCTATTTGTCTCAAATAAATCCATGGTAATCATAGGCGCGCTTTGTCCCCAGAATTGCTGCTTAGTCTGCAAAGCAGTGATAAGATGATTTAAATCTGACTGGTTTTGGATATCGTACAATGGTGATTGAAACGCAAACTTTAATTGTCGTGGATCAAATCCTGGTATCACTTCTTTTGGTTTTAATAATAAGCCTCGTCCGTTTAGAATTTTGGCCGAAACTTCGAATATCTGCCTTGGCAATTCGTTTATCAACCGTGATATGTCTGTGCTTGCTGTACGTTGCGCTCTGTTTTCACGAATCGATACCTCTGTGGCCGACTTAACCGGTGTTTGAATTTCTCCAAGGGGGTCAACCATAAACGCCTTTTGTATTGTATCCTGCATATGAATTATATGCTGCATAACATCAGGATATTCGGGCATTTGCAATGCTTCCAAAGGATTGCGGCCATTCGGCTGACGCGCAATCATTGCACCTGCCCACTGCCGAATCGAATACGGATTAAAATAGCTTCCCGCATCATAAAACATTGGTGGATTTGCTTTGAATGCCATGTTCTTTCGTGAATATTCAACAATACGGTTTAAATCCATAATTGTCGGCATCATGTCAATGGCTACGCCCCGACCTTCCGCTTCGCCTGGTCTTACCCTATCACGGTAAACAATGATTTGGCGATAATCACTATACCTATCCCATAAAACAGTAAATGGATCGTTATCAAGTACAGCATATATATAATACTCCTCTTTCCCTACTTCTACCTGTCCATAATTTACTGAGTATGTATCATTCGGGTTATCTTTAAGATTGTTATATTGCGTACCGTTGTAATCAGGAAACGTATCAAGCACCGCACGGCCTGTCATTTTAGAAACGTACCAACAGTTTCTAATTAGGTCATCATTGCAATACTCAATATACAAAGCAACAGCGGGTATACTACGAAAATATAAAGGTACATCGTCGCTTGGTGACTCCACCCAAATAACACCCGTGCCGCCCACCAAATCAAGATTACTAGAACCAACAACACGAGCAATATTTGATTCGTTGAGATAGAACATAATACGGTCATTAATTTTATCCAGAACAATTTGGCCTTTTTGTATATCTTGCTCGGCATGTTGATGAGGGTCTAAAACATATTTTCCCCATACCCTATCTTTTGGCATAAGCAAACCGTGCAAGTCATTAGCTCGTTGATAAGCGGCAATCATCGCAGTACTATCCCATATCATTTGCGTGACAGGTTTTCCGCTATCGGTGAAATTGAATTTTATGTTGAACGCGTCACGGTCTGGAATTACATAGAGGTACAAGTTTTTATAGAGCGCGAGCCACCTATCTTTATAATAGCGAGCTTCTTGAAATCTATCGTTCAGCTTATGAAAATTTTCAGGTGGTTGCATGATAACCTCTATTTTTTAGGATGCCAGGATTGACCACCTTGGGATTTAATGATATCCAAGCGCTCTTGGTATAAATCTTTCTTCTTCTTTTCAATCTCTGCCTGATTTTGCCTAAACTGATTTGTGATTAATGCATCCGAGGTGCTTTGTGCGCCGGAATTTCCACCATTACCAAAAAATCCCATTTTATCGCCTCCAGTGGTACAAGACTCTGTAATTATTGCCGTTGTGCTTAAGGAGTTTATTGTACAGGTGTTTCGGGTTAAACGTAAATCCTACATCAACGCCAGATATGTACCTATCAAGCTCGTTACAACTTCGAACGATATAAGGTTTCCAGCAATGCCTAGCACGCTCTGTTACATCAACCGTGATTATACCTATTAGGCTTTCAATATGCTTTAAACCACGTAATAATGATTTTCCGGTGTAAACATTTATACGTCTTGTTATAATGCCTTGTAAATCAAACTCAGTAGCTAACCACATTTCGCCGTCAAATGTGATAATGTTACAATGTTTAAATGTTTTACTAAATGATAATTTTGCTTGAATGCCTGAGGAGATGTTGTAAAAACAAAAAACATGTATCATATTTCTTTAATTTCATCGTTTAGATACCAGATTGCTTTAAGCAAATCCTCTTTCTTATTACCTTTGTAGTCGCTGCGCCAAATATATTTTATTGCATTTCCCAGGTTAAAATTAAAGTGACGCGTTATATCAATGCATTCTATAGGCTTTAACGGCAAGCATCCGCACTCACAAGGGCAATAAATGTTTCTCGACAAATAGTGTTTAGGGTGATTTACATTATCTAAGTCTACATTTTTATCCATGCAATAAATACCACCCTACATAATTCGCTTCGATTAATAAACAGAATACTAGCGGCTTAATTGAGATTGTAATCAGGTAATCCAATGCTCTAAAAATATTGCCTAGAATATGCATATGATTATCCTTAATGTATGATATCAAGCACTACTTGCTCGTGTTCAATTTCAGTATTCAATAAACGTAGGTGTCCATCTTCAATCTTGAATTGACAGCGATAACGATATTTTTTTTCATCGTGTGTGAAGCCGCGCTCGTACTTACGCCAGTTCGCATAATTGGGCAAGTCTTTGACGTCATCCCAAACCATCTTGATGATGGCTTTTTCTAGCTCGCTCATTTCATATATGCGTTTAACCTTCATCTATAAATACTTCCGCACTTAATACACTTAGATAGATAATGACCATTTCGTTCAGCATCATCATTTGTATAATTTTTACCATCGCTTTGATGCTCGCATGGCATGTCAATGCCTATTATATAATCTTCACTCAAGATTTTTTCAGCCCTATTTTCACAAGCCTTTTTAAATGCATCGGCCATCGCTGTATTTTTAGGATCTTGATAGCGGCTCATTATGCAACCGCTAGAGGTTCTTGATTGACAGTTTCTGCCGCTGGTGCACATTCATTATTTGATGCTGGCGATTTTACTTGTGACATTTCTGGCGCTTGATCTGGTTCTTTATAACTAGCAATTGCATTTTGCATCCACATATGACCTTCATCAAACCTAACCAATGCTAATTGCTTTTGATGGTTTGAGCCAGGCGCATCTATAACATGCTGCATAAACGTCACGAATTGTTGACGTAATACTTCTAATCTTAATTGTATAATTTCTATATCCATAGTTGTTAATCCTTTTTTCCCATTAATTGTTTTAAAGTATTTTCAAATTCAGCAATACGTTTATTCTTATCTTCAATTTCTTTTTTTAAGCTAGCAATTTTTTCTTGTTCTTTTGATTTATCAGGTTTATAAAATCCACCTTTGTAAGACAATTCAGCAATTTTTTTTATGAATTCTTCTATTAGAGACATCCGCCCTATTAATGATTCCTCTATCTGTAAAAACTTTTTATCTCTTGTTTCAATCTCATTTAAATATTCTTTAATTTTTATTAAAGCCAAGCTTTCTTGTTGATACATATTTTCTATTTGAGTAATTCTATTTGGAATATTTTGTTGTAATAATTCTTCTAGCGTCATTTACTGAGCCTTTGCATTTTTCATTTTAGCTTTCATCATCTTGGCATCTTGTTTAACATCTTTCTTCTCAGACTCTTTAATTTTCTTATCCATCATTTTTTCGCCTTTCTTCATATCAGACTTTTTCGGTTTCATTTTGTTTTCCCTTGAATAATGTATCTAATAGATTAAATAAATCTTTTTCTAAAACAATAGTACTATTATGTTTCTCATTTTCTAAATGAAACCTATCAACATCAGCCATATTTAAACTTAATCTATATTGTAGCAGATAGCATTTGCTTGAATCGCGACTTTCAAAAACTTTAATGTACATTATTCAATCTTATTAATCGAGGTACGCATGATAATCTTTTCATTTGTGCAATTTCTTAAGAGTTTGTGCTAACCGCGCTCGCTTGCCTTCTTTGCCTGGTTTCTTTGCAGCGACTGCAAGTTTCTTAGCGGGAATCTTTTTACCTTGAGGTACTCCAAGTTGTTTATGAAGCGCACCTGGCTTTTTGATGGCCTTCGCAATCCAATTTTTACCCGGCATGATTAACCCCTTTGTTTTGATCGACAAGAGACTGTATCAACATCTTATAATCTTCAAGCAACTGCTTATACAATTCTGAATCTTTTCCAAAATCTTCAGCGCAACAACGCTCTAATAACCAAGCGTTTGATTGCCAATTCTTATCACCGGTATTGATTATATGTATTGAATCATGCACAAATTCTGCTCTTGCACTTTTTATAGACTTCGTAAACTTTGAGAATATAGTGTCTATTCCATTCTCATAGTCTTTGTTTCCATGGCTCATCCAAGTAGCAAGCGTGCTACGTGGAATCCCATTAGCTTCTGCTGCGTGTGCAAGAGATAAATATTTTCGAACATCCGCAACAATAAGTTCGGCCAATGCTTCGGTAAGAGTGGTTGGTCTACCCCCAACATTTATCTTTGCTGTTTTCTTAGTTTTTTCTTTCATGTTTGAAGTATCACAAAAAAACACAAAGATTTAAAGTTTAATTTAACCATTAAATTTCATGACAGTAAAATTTAAATGAAACTATTTATCAAATAAGTTAAATTAATGTAAGATTTATTTGACAATACTCATACAATGCTCTATACTTCCCTCATACCAACAACAAATAGAGAGAATAAAATGTGCAACAACCAAATAATAGAATTATATAAAAAAGCCTACGAATCGGGTTCATGTGATTTAAGGAGCGCGAACAAATGGCTGAAAGATTTAAGGGTTAATATGAAGTTAATCGCAAAAAACGGAATAATAATTAAAGTAGTAGCCGTGTAAACGGCTCTAAACCTAACATAAACAGGATATTAAAATGAATATTGCAATGATATTATACAGCGAACTTTATACTGATTCTAAATGCCCAAATCGTTTGGATACTCTTAGAACCGCAGCCTATCCACTGGCAATAAATACTACTGATAAAGCTACCGGCCATTTGTATTACAGATTCAAAGATGGCAGCCGAATGATATTTACTTCTGATAATGTTCAAGTAAGCGTATTTTAATTAAAAATTATAAAAGGAAAATAAAATGCTAAACGAAATCAAGAAACATATAGCAGCTATATCCCTGGAACTACAAACTAGGATTAACATTGAATGGGACTTTGCTTGTGATAGCCCAACTGACATTTGGCCGACATCACGCGAACAATATAGAGTTAATGCGACTGGCTACGAGTATATCTATCGAATGAATGTAGAACAAATTATGAATATAACTATTCATGATTTTATTAAAAAAGAAGCCGAATAAATCTAAACCCCTAGGTTAGCTCTAACTGCCCTAGGGGAACTTACTTATCTTTACCTAACGCGAGGAATATAGCATGATTAAGCACGAAGTCAATCGAGGTCAACGAGTGAACCTTGCAGATTTAAGCGACACGGAATTTGATTTTAAGTGTGAGTTTGAAGGTGACGGCCAAGAATATTTTGATTACAACCTTTGCGCCCGGGTTAATGATTACGAATACAATCGTTCCATGTCACGCATAGACATAGAATTTTTACGCGAAAATTGTAAAAGGATTTTAGAAGCCACCGAGGGAGCTTGTTAAAATGGGCGAATTTCACGGGGATGAATTAGAACTAGAATGTGAACAAAGAGAATTACGCGAACAACGTTATGATGCCGAGGCAGACGAAGAAACCGAGGATTGGGAATAGCGCGCCAATTACGTTTACTCAGCTTCACTTAATGGCAAGTCTATCAGCAACAAGACGCCACCAATTGTACCCATTTTGCAGGACTATACAAAATGGGTACCGAATTTTCCCAGCTAAGGAAACTTATTGAGGATCGTTAATCAATCCCAAATCATTTTTTCTCTTACTTGCTAGATTAGATTTACTATCACCTTTAGCAAGCAAGTTTCGCATCTTATTTTTTGCTAGTGAACCAAGCGCATTATTTTCTTGGCCACCATCATAATAATTTATCGCATGACCAGACTTTAATCGGTATTCGTGAACCGCATCTAAATATTGCTTATGGTTCATTATTACTTTTTCGCTCGACGCGCCAATTCTTTTTTATTTGATTCTCTTTGTAATTTTTGAGAAGCAATATAACGCTCGTCTTTATTCCAATTGTAATTAGGTTCTTCGCGTATGCGACGCTCACCTTGCTCGCGCCCCATCATTGCACGAACGCTTTCTTTTGGCGCTCCAGCATCGTTATATTCCATGGGGTGGTTCATTTTATCCGAAACAGCTTTAATCCTAATCTTATGAGCTTCATGATCAATAGCCATTTTAACGCCCCATCTTAGAACCGCCACAATAATACGTTGGCTTGCCACCACCACCTTTAATGCTTTCCATCGCAGCATTTACAACCGCTGACTTATAGCCATCTAGGCCAGCACCTTGACCTTTAGCGGCGCCAGGCCTTGCTTTTGCTTTATGGTCACCATATGCACCAGCACCCATGCTTTTCTTAAGTTTTAAGTCTGTACCGTAATTCATTTGGATCCCCATCAAATGTCAAAAGCACGTTCCAACCATCCGTCTAAGAATACCTCACTTTTAGGATTGACAGCAACTAATTGACGATAAAATCCTGTCCTTTGTGCAATCAAAGCCGGTATCAACATAAAAGACGCTTGGTTAATGGCTTGCAGCGTTTTAGCACAAAACATTCCATCATCTTTAACATAATCTTTCATCTTTTGAGCAGCACAACAGGCTCGCTGAGTAATCTTAACTGCCTCGGCAATACCAAAATTAACTGACATATCGAAAATATACTTTGCCAGGATGTTATTAATTATCTTTTCAAAAGGAGCTTTTAGCCAAAATTCACTATAATAAATCTTTTCTGCTTGGTCTTTCGTCAAATCAATAATAGTCTGGCTTGAAACTTCTTCAAAAACCCCGATACGCTTTAATAGTAATGCATCGACTTCCCGCAGGAATCTTAAAGAGATACCGAAATTTGTGATGCCGCCAGGGTCTGCCACATCTTTTGTCAATCCACCTTCATGTTTCAAAACATAATCTACACATGATTCAAATATTGCCACTTTAATCCTTTAAAATGATTGTGAGCCGCCATGACTACCACCGTATTGAGCTGAAAAACGACTTTTCCAAAAATTTTCAGTTTCTCGCATGTGACGCACTATCATTTCGCGCGGTACATCTTGCATAGTCAATCCTGGCGCAACTTCAATACCTTTATTAGGATTCACAAAGCCTGGATGTTTCTTGCGTGTGGATTCTGTCACTACAGGTACACGTCTCGGTTTATCAATAATTTCTTTTGCCATGGGATTAAATCCTTAAGTAATTTTGATTTATCGTAACAAACAATGGATTACATGACAAATAAAAAAGCCCAGTAGCGTTCTGGGCTTTAGTTTAAAACAGGATGACAAACGAGAATATCTGGAGAACAGGATAAACCAGATAATTTATATTGCATGAGTTTTTTAGGATTTACAACTGATTTAAATAGATTATTTATATAATTCTGTTTAGTATGGCAAGGTTGAACAAACGGCCACGCAGTAACGCGGCCAGTTCAAGTTGAAGGTTCTCCGAACGCTAACAACACTCTAAACACGAGTTGTTGGATTTTAACGGATGCCTTTTGTTTATGCAACTAAATACTAAGGTAAATACAAATGGAACACGCTTTTAATGTAACAATAGCCACACAATTCGATATAGACACTGCTTTATTTCTTCAACATCTCAAACATTGGACTTTCAAAAATCTAGCAAATAAAAATCATATACATGATGGTTTTTGCTGGACTTATGACACTCTTGAAGCTTTTCACGATATTTTTCCCTATTGGACTAAACGTCAAATGGAACGTGTTATTACTAATGCCCTCAAAGCAGGATTAATCATAAAGGGTAATTATAATACCACTGGATATGACCGAACATGTTGGTATGCCCTTACATATAAATCCTATTGGTTTTTTCCTGAACTAGCTAATGAAAAATACCTTAAACTCCTTTACCTATCGATTTCCCCAAACGGTGAAATGAGTGGCAATCACCATTTCACCGAATGGGGAAATCAATTTCCCCGATCCGTGACACCTATACCATATACTATTCCAGATACTAAAAAGAAAACCCCTATAGTCCCCTTGGGGACTGATACATTTAATGACTTTTGGAATATTTATCCAAGAAAAAAAGGCAAAGAGCATGCATTGAAATGGTTTAGGAAAAATAAACCTAATGATGAATTTGTTGCAATGCTTATCGCAGACATAACAAAACGCTTGGAATCAGAATGGAAAGGCAAAGATTTGGAATTTATTCCGCACCCCTCAACGTATCTCAACGGCAAAAGGTGGGAAGATGATATTGTGACACCTGCTTGCGCAGATAAACCTAGACCGTCAAAGATAATTACTGAAATTGCACCCGAAGTTCACTATTCAAATTTTGTTAATGAATTAAATTCAATGAAGAAGTTAAAACTTATTCCTGTTACCACGCCTACACCAACATTTGAGAATTGGGTCATCAATGGATTCATGAGCGATACAGGAGCCTATATTAAGAGTTTAAATACATGATGGGTCACTTAGGTATCAAAAAAACCGTAGCGTTTAACCACGGCCTAATTTGGCGGTTTTTATTAGATTTTTAAGAGCAGTTTAACGCAGGGGATTTATCTTTTGAGATTTTAATTTGAAAAGCTAATTTATCATGCATGCCAAATATTACGCGTTGCAAGTGTTTGAAATATGCATAATGTGGTGAATTTTCATTTATCATTCCTTTTGCACCCTCTAGTTGCTCGCCCAAGGCTGATAAGTCTTTTTTTATTTCAATTAATATGGCAATTAAATCATTCATTATTTTTCTCAACGCTTTTAATCCCGGATAAGTTGATACGGTGTAATGCAATATCATCATACATAGCAAATAAAACCTTACGAACATACATTAAAAATTCATGATGAGGTGTTTCAGCACTCAACATATGTGCAGCACCTCTTATTGTAAGAGTAAGCTCATCTATTTCCTTTTGCATTTGTACTAAAAAATGCTCGTTATAATCATTCATTTCAATAAATCCTTTAAAATCTCACAACCATTCTTAATAGCTTCTTCGGCCGTTAAAAATAAATCCCATTCATTAATCGCCATAAATCCAACCTTGCCGCTCGTATACTTATATCCAGACTTATCTTGCTTAATGCAACCAACAACGAAACTTTGTAAGTTGGGTATACTATTGGCATATTTTATCCAGTACAATATTTGCCCTATTTGATACTTATTCACGATAACACCTCAGCTATTTTTAAACGTTCAATTATCGTAGCTAATTTATTTAAAATGTCTGCTGTCTTAGGATTCACACATAAGTTTAAATAAATTATTTCCAATTCTTCTTTTGTAAACCTAATTTCAATCATTCTGGAGCCTCGTTTTCTTTAATTGATGCCTTCATTGCTGCTGGTAAATCACAAAAATACCCCCATGCAATCGGTAACCCTTGTCGTTGTGCTGCACCGCGCTGTAAATCCGTAATTTGTCGCCCGCACTGATTTTTACAATCAGGTGAAGCACAAAATGTTTTATCCTGATAACACATCATCCGCATTTTCCTCTCATACTAAGCTCAACCATTTCACCACAACATTCACATTTAAGCTTAAAGGAATGGCGACAAGCAGGCTTAACCGTTACCTTAATTTTACCCTTCAAAACTTTCTTAATTGTCTCAATAGCCGAATCTTTAACTTTTTCATTAGTCATTAATTTTCCCTAAATGTCTTTAAAAAAATCATTAAATTGTTAAGTGTTTCCATCTCAATATAAATTTTCTGCTCACATTCTGATTCTCTATGAGAACCAGTTCTCATAGAGAAT